ATGGCTCATGATGTCCCTCTGGGATGCGCTCCGGATGAATATGATGATCTCATATCAGGAACTTGTTCGCACCTTCCTTAGTACATCTCGCTGACGCTCACTGTACCAACAACGCATTCTTTTTTTATCTGTACTTGATAGGTACTGAATTGCTCTCGCTTTTCATATGTACAACTCAAAGACTTCTACTCAATGGACAAATACTCAAAAAAAAGGAATTCAAATGAGAGAATTAGATATTACCCTCAGTAATGGGGTGTTTACATATGAGAGCAAAACAGAACTTATTACAATGGATCATGGACTTACTTATGTGGTTTGTCATGCAGTATATGGGGAGATCTACATAGAGAAATGCAAAAAAAGAGGACAAGAGCCAGATGTATTAAATACAAATATACTTGAACTGCCTATTGATGATGACATTGATTGGAGGGATTACGCATTCAATATTAGTACTATAAATGGAATTGATACTGATTGGTTGAGAATTGTTGTAAGGGATCTCTTTCGCTTCATTGACTACATTAACACATACATAAAAGTACTCCCAAGAAAGTACTGAGGAATCGCCTATGGCTTCTTACAAAGCAATGATTTTAATAGTACTGCTTTCTGTCTTTTTTGGATGGAAAGCAAATACGTACTATACAGGTTATGAAATGAACCTCGAAAAAAACGTTACTGCATCTATCAAAAAAGAGATCAGTGATATGCAGTACCAACAAGCAGAACAACTTACAGCAAAAATCAATGAGTTGAAGGATCAGGAATTCAAAGTACTCAAGGAATCACAGACGATCATTGAACGGCCTATCTACTCACAGCAATGCATTGATCAAGACGGCATAGAACTATTGAAGCAGTACAAAGAGGTGAGTAATGCACTACGTAATAAGGAGCCTTAAGGCTTCTCTCATCGGCGTTGCTCTACTACTGACTGCCTGTAGCACTCCAGTACAAATAGTCCCTGTACTCGAACAGCAAGCACTTCTACAGCCATGCAGCACAGACACACCAATACCTACTGACACTACCGGTAAAGCCCTCATGCAAGCCCTGATTGAGTACCAAGGCATCTATAGCGAATGTGCAACAAGGAATGATGCACTGATAAAGACCATAAAAGGACTTAGACAATATGACAAAAAAGTATGATTCGAAATTCGAACAACAAATTGATAAGCAGTTTCCGCACTTAGAATACCATCCTGAAAATACTATCCAGTACACAATACCTTCCAGATACGAGCCAGATTTCAAGTACTGCACTGATACTAAAACTTACCTCATTGAATCAAAGGGCCGATTCCGTACCAGTACTGAAGCCGCCAAATACAAGCATGTACGTGAAGTACTTCCTGCTGATCACGAAATAGTATTTGTATTCATGAAAGCTAATACCCCTATGCCTAATGCAAAAAAGCGTAAGGACGGTACTAAGCAGACTCAGGAAGAATGGGCTACTAAGAACGGCTTCCGTTTCTTTTACACGCAAAACCTAAAAGAATTGATAAATACTCCGTGATATTAAATTAACTAACGGAGTTTATAAAAATGGATGAATACGAGTACGAAGATGATTTTGAAGATACATATTACCTTCCAGATAGCAATGATGAATTAACAGGTGAATTGAAATGGACTGATGAAGCAGTTCATAACTACAACTTCTACGGGGATTACAATTAACATGGAAGAATTACAAAGGGAACTTGAAAGAAAGTTACTGATGCAAGGCTATGAGAAAGACCTGCTTCAAGCTTCAGGTAGTTACGAAAGGGCAGCGAAAGGAAACGGTTCAGTACTGGACTTACCAAGAGGGAAGCAATTCTTCCTTGAAACATTCAGTACTGTACAAAACTTTCTGTATGAATCCATCGAAAGCGAATTGAAGAAAGCCCGTAAATCAAAATTCTATACAGCTCTTATTGAAAAGCAGTCTTTGATGTACCAGAAGGATATCACAAACGCAGCGAAGTACTCTTTGTTTGTTCCTCGTTATGAAAACCCAATTACGTTACTGGCGTACTTCATAACAAAAGAACTAACTAAGTTGATGGTAAGAGAGAATATTGTACTAACTGTTTTTTGCAGAAAGATCGCCAACTATTATATGCAAAGCTACAACTTCTTTGGTGAAGCTCCTGATGATGCTCTTGCTGGAGTAATCCAACTGGTAAGAATTTACGTTGCCACCGATTACTGTAAGTACTTCGAAACTCAAAACTTACCAGACGGGATAATTATCAAGATTAAACCAGAGTTCAGTACTCTACAGATCAGCAAAGAAGAACTACTGAATACTATTGAAGAAAGCCATGCCGCGTACAAACCTATGCTTGTTCCGCCGCTACCTCATAGCAACCTACTCGATCATGATGGCGGGTATATGGAAATTAAATCTCCAGTACTCAAAAATCCTGAGTGGGCTGAAGTAAGACAGTACAAGTTTACAAGTGACAACGAAGGCAAAATGTTCTTCGACACAATCAATAAAATGCAAAGTACTGAATGGGCTGTTAATACTGAGTTTCTTGAATGGATGAAGCAATGCAAACATCCAGAAGTAATGAAGTACTTTAATAACAACATCAAGAAGATGCAGATCGAACTAAACAAGCAGACCAAAGAGATTAATGCTCAGATTGCAAAGCTTCAGAAGACTGCGAAAACCAGTAACTATCTCAGTACTCAAAGTGACGATGTTGATCAGAAAACTCAGCACATCATTGATGCACTTAACGCTAATGATGAAATCGACAAACTGAGCGAAGAACTGGTGAACGCTACCAGTACAGTAGGTAAAGCACGGGGATGGGAACAGACGTTAACGGATGTTGAGTACTTCAGCCAGTACGAGAAGTTTTATCACCCTGTGTTCTGTGATAACCGTGGCCGTGTCTATACCTACAATACGTCTCTGTCATTCCAGGGTAACTCACTCGCTAAGGTACTGGTACGAAGTTTCAGTACTGAAAGGCTTACCGATAGCGGCGTATACCAGCTTCAGGTACTGCTTGGTGGAATGATTGAGGGATTCAGTAAGAAGAGTACCAACGCACGTTACAACCGCGTACAGGAGCTACATGAGGCATTCACAAAGTGTATCGAACACAGCGATTACAGTGTGATTGATCTGCTTGATGAAGATGAAGTACTACAGGCACTGAACATCATGTTCACCCTTTACATGCACCATACAGATAGTACTTACCAAACTGGCATACTCGCCTACATCGACGCTACCAGTTCTGCAATCCAGATACAGGCCTTAGTACAGAAATGTTCTAAGGCAGCGGGGCTAACGAATCTGTTACCTAACAGTACTGATGAACTGCCTGATGCATACAAAGCCGTAGCTGATACCTGCAAAGCTATGTGTACTGAAATCGCCGCTCAAAGCGATGAAGAGATAAATACAATGCTAAAAGCGTATTACCAAATACACGAACCAGAAAAGCTAAATTACATGGGGAACTAAGGATAGTTCCCCATTCATAACTAAGGACGGGGTACATGGATATTAATCACCTGCAATTAAAATTGATCGAATCTTGCTGTAATAAAAAACTATCAGTAGAACAGACATTGAGTACTTTAATCGCTCAACGTGACTTGTGCATTAAAATGACTGAACATGCCGATGAAGTATTTGCACGTAAAACATTTAAGAAATCAGTGATGGTCATTACTAACTATGGCGGCACTCAAAGAACATCAAGACAAGACGTAATAAGCCAGCTTAAAACATTTGATGATGGCTTTATCTACTCACTTACTCCTTCTGAAATAACCATGATGACCAATATGATATTCTGGTCAATGGAAGAAGGTGTACCAAGTGCTATGAAATTTCTTGGGTACTTTCGTAAATTGCTGGCGTTTGTACTAAAGAATAAAGATGTAATTGAGTTCGTGAATCCGCTTAATAACTTCCCCGTAGTACTAAGAGTTTATGAAGAACAATCGATCTCTCTAAGCTACAAGGTACACGGGAAGACGCTAACCAGCCGTATCAACAAGAAGACCAGTACTACCAACAAACGCAAGACTACCAGTAGTTCAGTACCATCCATCATACACAGTGCCGATGCTGCACTACTGCACCTTATCAAACACGGTATGTTAGAAGCAGATATGGCCTACATTCACGACTCCGTAGGCGTACATCCCAACAACATTGAAAATACTAAGACTGCCGTAACCAACTCACTACTGGCTGTGGCAAAAAATGAGTACTTCGAAAACCTCAAAGATCAGTTACTGGATGGCATACCGCCAGAAACAGTACCAGATGAGCTAAAGCAAGTACCTACTGAAGATACATGGGATACCTGGGAAGAAGACCTTAAAACGGCATATAACGCTTATATGTAATTAAAGCCGCCTACTTAATGGATTAGATGAAAAGGAGAACTCACATGGACACATCAATCATTAAGCAGCGGTTTATCAATTTGAAATTATCGACTGATATTACCGTTCCCAAAGAGAGTACTGTGAACGTGTTTTCAGTACTTTCATTAACAGATACTCAAACTCTGGTTATTCAGAATAAATCAGGTGTCACAGTACTTATCAGTGATGATCTCACCAAAGGATCAATTGAAGTACTCGATGAAATAAAAATTACATGCACCAGTTTAGTTCTGCACAATTTAACTCACAGGGATGCAGTATTGAACATTACAATTACAGGATAATAATATGGATAAGGAATATCTAAACGCACTGAGTACTAAAGATGAAGTACTTGATTATGCCAACACATTAGGCATCACAACATTAGTAAAAACTCGCTCACTCAAGAACCTCAAATCAGATCTACAAATCAAGTTTCATCAATCGCTTGCTGATGTAGTTGATGCTGTTAACAGTGTTAGTACTAAACCAATCGAAGGTGAGAATGTAGTATTAGTAATCAAGAACTATGAAGTCATTCAGGTAGTACCTGTCTCTGCACTGGAACAGTACTGTAAAACTATCAATATTCCATATGCCGCCGCAGAATCAATTATCGATAAAACCTGGTTAAACGTGCATGGGTATTCCTTCAAAGAAGGGTACTAATCATGGCTGAAGAAAATAAAAAGAAACGTACTACCTATGTACAGGACAGAAGCAAAGCACGGAAAGCACGACTCTCACCAAAACTCAATGAAGATACATTACAGATGCAAGCTCGCTATGAGCAGGAAGGATACAAGAATATTGCAGAAATATTATTCCTTATTGCTAATGATGCTTATGAAGACCTTGCAATTACTTTAAAGACGCATGACTTACATAGCGAAGAGTACGAGCGTTCATTTCAGCGTGCTTTAAAAGCAGCGAATAACGCCGCACCATACTTTGCCAAAGCAATACGTTCAAACGTAGAAATCAATAACACTATTGAACCTAACAATGTTGAGGACGCGATTAAGAAATTATTAGATAAAAAATAAAGGGGCGTTAAATGGATTTAACCCTATTGGATCACATTCAAGATATACCAGCATATGTCAGTACTCTAACTAAAGATGAAAAATTATCAGTACTGAACTATCTACAAGCCTGTAAGGATTACAGGGAATACAACAAGCTTGAGTTCTTTGAACCTGACCAGTGGCAGGTAGACGCGATCACGTTAGGTAGTACTGAAGATTTCAGGATGGTATGTGCCGGAAACCGCCTCGGGAAGACATACTTTGGTACTTATGAAACTGTCATACATGCTACAGGCCGATACCCTGAAGGATGGACAGGACACCGCTATACCAAACCAATAAACGTACTTGTAATGGGCTGGGACTGGAGCCAGATCAACCGGCCTAAATGTACTGCTGAATGCATACTTGGTACTTCTGATTCACGCGGCAGCGGCTGGATACCAAGACAAGATATAGTAAAGCTTATCCCTAAGACGGGGCTTCAGAACACTGTCAGTACTGTATACGTGAAGCATTATGATGCAGCAGGTGTATGTGACGGTGAAAGCCGCATCACCTTTGATGTGTACAGTGCTGGCGTTGGTACTCTCATGGGAATGGAAATCGACTTTGCGTTACTTGATGAACAAGTACCAGAAGACATTTTCAGCCAGGTTAAGAAGCGTACCTGGACTTCACGCGGTCGAGTACTTTACGTAGCAACGCCAGAGAAAGGACTTGATGAAGTAATCAAACAGTTCTGGGAAGAAGACGGTACTCACCACAGCGGTTTAGTACACGTAACGCTATGGGACAGCAACAGGTTCACCGATGAAGAAAAGGTGAAGATGAATGAGCAGATCGAACCGTGGGCCAGACAGTTCAGTATTGAGGGTATCCCAAGTGCCGGTAGTGGTGCTGTGTTCGCCGGTATCTTAAAGGAAAGCCTACTTGATAATACATTCGAGATCGGTAAGCACTGGAAACGCATGGCCGCAGCAGACTTAGGCTACAGCGATGACATGGTATTCAGTTTCATTGCTTACAATCCCGATGACGGTACTTACTACCTCTATGACGAGAAGTCATACACAAAGACAGATGCAATAATTTGTGCAGCCGGTGTAAGGCCAATGCAGCAGGGATATATACCCATGATCTTACCTACAGATGCAAAGTCTGAAAGGGGATTAGGAGCTACATACCAATCTATCTTTGAAGGTGCAGGATTAATTTTAACTAAAGAATATGCACGTAACTGGTACTTTGATCCCACAGGTAAAGACCGTACTGTTAAATCAGGCATTATATTCATGCGTGAATTAATGCTGTCAGGGAAACTTAAAGTACACCCTAAATGTACTGGATTCTTAAAAGAGTTCAGCCTGTATTCATATGATGAAGACGGAAACTTTATCGACAAAGATAACCATTTCATTGATAGCTTTAGATATAACATCATGGCAATCAATAAGTTTGGCGTATCTGAATACGATCACGAAACAAGAGGTACTAATAAAGTAATCAGTACTAACGAATGGAGTAAGTACACAAACACATACGATACTTACTAACGGAGAAATAATTAAAATGGATTTTAAATATACAGACCTGACTTCAGGTCGAACACCTAATTTATCCTCGGAAAAGTTAGAAGCTTTTGAAGAAGCACTACTGAAGCAAGTACGGGCAGATGTAGAAGATTGCGAAGAGTATCTTGAAGAAAGTATTCGTCCAAAGATTACCGAAAATTGGGGGTACTATAACGGTACTTTGCCTAAGAAGCGTGAAGGCGAACCTTCGTTTGTTGACAATACTTGTACCGCAACAGTTGAACACTATGTAGCAGCATGTATGGATGCATTCAGTAGCGGTGAGTCACTTGAGGTAGTGCCTGATGGCATTACATCACCAGTAACACTGAAAGTAATCAATCAAGTACTCAATGATGTACTGGATAGCGACAACGACAGACAAACCCTTTACCGTGCGTTTTTCAAAGATGCGATGGTAAGTAGTGCCTCTGTCATGCGTCCTATCATTCGTGAAGAGAACAAGATCGAAAAGGAATTCTTCACAGAACAAACACAGGATGTGATTCAGTTCAGACAGGCTCAGCTTGAGTCTGATGATCAGTACGAATCAGTAGAGGTTATCGTTACAGACAGGAAAGACGAACAGATCAGCAATGATATGCCGGTAGAGCCAACATCTCTACTCGGGCAGATGGATGTAACAGGTATCAGTACTGTTATGGAGCAGACTCTTTATACTGGCTACTTTGTTTTAGTCTCAAAAGTAAAAGCAATCAAGATTGAAGCCGTACCTGCTGAAAACTTCATTATCAATAAAGATGCACGTGGTATTAAAGATGCTCGTATTGTTGGTCATAAAGCGATGACAACTATCAGTACTCTATTAGAAATGGGCATTGATGAAGATAAAGTACAGGAAGTTTGGGAGAAGTGTAATGATGACGATGCTGATAGTAATATTGCATCACTATCCCGTAAATCCGGTTTAGTACTGGATAATGATGATGATTCTCTTGATAACTCACAACGTGAGGTAGAGCTATATGAGTTATATATCAAATCATCCGTGGAAGAGACTGTAGGTACTGATAAGGAAATAGCAGTATCAAAACTTTATCAGGTATTTTATTGCGAAGGCGTACTTTTAGCATATCAGGAAACAGATGAAGTACCTTATTGCGGTACTTCACCAATCCCAAGACCTCATATGTTTTGGGGTGAGGGCATGGTTGACCTAAGGAAGGTGCGAACAAGTTCCTGATATGAGATCATCATATTCATCCGGAGCGCATCCCAGAGGGACATCATGAGCCAT